TTAATCTGCTGATGAAATCATATGTATCACCGCAAATGGTTCAAAATAAATAACATAATTATCAACAACAGCGTATACACCGTATTTAGAATGATAACACTGTATAGCCTCTTTTAAATATTCTTCCGTAGCGTTCAGATATTCAGCCATCTCATAAAGATTCCCACATCCTGCTTCATAAGCGCTGATCAGACCGGTAAGTCCAATCTTTAGATTATACCCATAAAGCCGAGCTCGATATTCCTGCTTTCGGCTTTCTACCTTATTCTGGTCTAAAATGTTTCCGGAGCTGGTGCGATAATGCCCGATTTCTTCGGCAAGCACACAAGATTTTTCAGCTTGTGTTTCTATATCCTTTCGGATTGCTATGCGACTGCCGCGGATCAGGCCATCATGTTCAGTAAGAGGTTGTTCTTTAACAAGTAACCCTTCTTGATCGGCAGCAGTCAGTAATTGTTCGTAATTCAATTGGGATCACCCCTTTAGCGATTAAAATAAAACGGTTCTCTCTAAGCTGTTTGCTTGTAGTCAACAACTGCAATTTCAGTCAGCATACCTTTAACTTTTTGAATAATTTCTTCAATTCGTTCAAGTGTTTCACCATTTAAGTATTCTTCCCCACATTGAGAACACTTTTCACAAGGAACATTCTTGATAATGATATAGCATCCCTGATAATCAGTCATGTAAGTTGTTGTAGAAGATTCAATATTACCTTTGCAGTAAAAACAAGTCATTATGCATTCTCCTTTCTGGTTTTGAAATCAGATTCCCATTTATCAAAACTGGGGAAATAAGCTGTTATAAGGAACAAATCCGATTCGTGATTTCCGATGACTACATGAAGATATTTATCTTCGATGCTCATCCCCAGAATTAAACAACTGGGGTAAGGATAATCATCTGGATATTGTTCGATGATTTCTCCATTCATAATACAGGCTATTACATCTTTTAAGAATATCCTACGCTGTTCCAGCCTTTTAGCTGCGTGGAGTGTAATACGAATGTTTTTAGGTATACATAGTTTACGCAATTCCAATATATCTAATGCCATATCATTCCTCCCATTCTGAATCATCATTCATAATATCCAGATCATGCTGAACACCCTCAGGAGTCTGTTCTACATCCGTCCGGGCATGAGCTGCAAGAAGATCTTCTTCCATCTGCTGGGTGGAGAGAAGGTTCTTAGAGTAGGTGAGAACCTTTCTCTGGTTGTGAGAAGATAGCTGTTCATATATAATGTCGAGCTCACGTGTCTTTGAATACTTTCCTACAGTTTCCGGAAGCATTGTGGTTTGATTTGTACGTCCCAATAGAAAATCGGTATCTACATTAAAATAATCTGCAATTTTTTCTAGTGTTTCAAAATCGGGTTCTCTGGCACCTGTTTCGTACATGCCTATTGTACTTCGAGAAATGCCTAGTTTTTCAGCAATTGCGTTCTGAGTTAAATTAGATGAAGTACGTAACTTTCGGAAGATATTTTGAAAGTTCCCCATGATGTACCTCCTTGTAGTTGATAAATTAATGCTATCACAAAACGTGATAAAAGTAAATACAAAAATGTCACGAAAAGTGATTGACAGGAGACACGGTTGGTGATATATTACAGTTAGTCACAAAACGTGACAGAGAGGAGTGAGAAAAATGATTCCATATGGAAAAAGATTGATAGAATTAAGAGGAGAAAAAAGCCAGGAAGAAGCAGCGAAGGATATCGGAATTGCTACGTCTACACTTGGAATGTATGAAACAGAGCGGAGAATTCCTAGAGATTCTATTAAAATCGCAATAGCAAATTATTATGGAAAATCTGTACAGGAAATTTTTTTTACTCCTTAATGTCACGAAAAAGGACAAAATAATTTAGATATCCAGAAAGAGGTGAGGAAGTAAGTGGGTAAACTAGGCTTAGTGTACGCAAAAGAAGTGCCAATGATTAAAGTTAAACAGGTAAAAGAAATCAATGGAAAAGGAACCCCTCTGCAGACAGTAATCCAGTATTGGACAAAAGATGGAATACTTGTTGCAGAGGGGAAGGTAAATCAATTTGATGAACCTGAAATGAATGATACGGCATCTTGATACGCCAAATCAGCATCAATAAATGTAACAAATGCATTAATGAACTGCTTGAGTTCTTTTAATCCATGCGTTGAATGTTTCTGTACGTAATGAGTTTGATCGTTACCAAGCCATGTAGAAGCTGTTGCGAGTGATTTTAAACGTTCATCTGATATGTAATTGGTAATACACTTTGCCAAAGGAAGATTTTCTACTTTTGATTTTTCATTAGGATTTTTAGAAATTACATAATCTTTGATTAAAAATTCTAATGATTTGCGATATCCCATTCCGCAAATTGATTCGAGTCCCAGACTTTCGGCATGGAATGAATCGTTATAAGTAGTTACAAATTGTGGAGATAATGAATGAATATTTTCTGAAAAGGAACGTCCGGAAAAGTTCACTGGAGCAGAAGAAATGTATAAATATCCGTCATCGTTAGAATCAAAAGAATGAGAGGACATAAACTCATTATCACAATTTGGGCAGTAATTGAGAACAAATACTTTGTTTTCTTCATAATAATCATACTCAATTAAGGAAGCAAATAAAACAGTTGGAGAGATAGCATGATTGCAAAGAGGACAAATACTGGCAAGCTCGACAGATGTATTTTCGATATCACCAGTATTTAAACTTTCAAGAGCTATATTCTTTTTCATATGTAATTCCTTTCTACTAAATATTTATTGTGATGTTATTAGTAATACCAGAATAAGAGAAGCACAAATAAAAGTCAATAGTTAGATATTCAGAAAGAAAAGAGGTGAGAGAAGTGTCAAGTAATCCAGTTATGGAAGCAGCATGGTTTCCAAAATGGGAAAAACAAACCGAACCAGAATATAAAGATACATTATCGGACGCAATGTTCTTTGAACCTGAGTGGACAAAGAAAATAAAACAATGCGAAGCATTTCTTGATTTTATTAAAGAAATGGAAGGGAAGGACCTGGCTCCTTATCTTTCAGGCGTCTCTATATCGGTAGGAGATGCAGAGACACCTGCTTTGACTGTTAAGTTAGAGATTCCGCTGCAGACTCGCCTTTTGAAGTCAGATCATACTCATACTTCAAAGAAAGCGTAGAATCGAAAAAGTTATCAGAAATAGGCTTAATATAACCTTCGCCGGCTAATGAACGGAGAGCATTGATATACACGGCTAATTCAGAACTTTTCATCAAAAATGCGTTTCTGTGCGTGCCGTTTTCGGCGAGGTTTTTATAAGCCGATTTCAAGATATCTTTTTCATTTTTGGAAAAACGATACATGATACGATTTTCCTCCTTTCTGTATGTACTCGGGTATGCCAGTACCCTGTAATACAAGAATAGGAGAGAAACAAAGAGAAGTCAACAAAGGCCGTTCGACAAACTGCTTAAATTTTTATAAACGGTAACCCATACATATCATTTCCCATACCATAAAGAAGAGGTGAGGAAGATGTCAGAATTAAAACTGGTAACAAGAAATATCCGTATTAATGGAATTCAGCATAAAGCCAGTGATATGTCAGAAGAAGAAATCAAATGTCTGCTCATCCAGAGACAGGATGAACTTCTTCTGAGCATGAACTATGAAAGAAAAGCCGCCGGTTAAGGCGGAGAAAGAAGGACAAGCATGCATAAATGAAGGGAGGCGAGAAAATTGGAGCGCAAGATGATCATATCTCTGCTGATCGGATACATAACCGCCCTGCTCCCGATCTGGGACTGGAACACAAGATTGGAACTCTTTGCCGGAACAATAGTGCTAAGTATCACGTGTCTGGCGATCCTGATCTGGCTGCAGGAGAAGAGAAAAGTAATTAAAAAAGCCCTCACGTCTGCAAACATGAGAGGCTTATAAAAAAGAAAATAATTTGATTTACGAAAAGTATAAAACAAAACCAACGAAAAAGCAAGGAGAAAATGAAGATGCTGAGAAAAGATTTTGGAGACTATCTGGAATTTGTGCAGAAAATTCAGACAGCCGACGCAGAAGAAATGAAAAAAACTCTGCGAAGAACGCACGCAGATGTATGCGGATAAGATTCAGGATGCCGTAGCGGTTATGCCGGGTGGAGATCTGATCTTTGCCATTGCAGCACTGAAGATGTTTACGGAAGCTATACAGAAAATTGATCCAAAAGCAACACATATGGCACAGAGACTGTTTGACGGAATGAGTTACTCAAGTAAATCAGGCACGTTCAACGCGAATATGACCGAGGCGGCTGCCAGAGCATACGCAGACACGCTGAAAAGAAAATAAAAAGCTCATGTACGGGAATACATGAGCCGGGCTTTCGCCACCTGAGACAATTGCAATACAACAAGTATAACACTCAGGCGGCGGAATGTCAATTCTGGCAGGAGTGAACCTGTCATATTTTTAACCTTTTTTCGAGACAATACGTCTCTTAAAAGCTCGATTAGGGGTATTAGACTTACGACAGGAGTACTTATATGAGGTGGGCATACATAAGGGAGATATGGGACTTTGGGAGTACCATGGAGATAGAGGAAAAGCATACCGGAAGGTATGGAGCCAGGGGACAAGAAAGAGAAGAGAAAAAGAAAGCCACCCCGGAAGAGATTGCCAAACAGAATCAGTGGAGACGAGAGAGGGATGTAAGAAGACTGATTAAGTGGAACTTCTCTTCGGGCGATTACTGGATGACTCTCACATACAAGAAGGGGGAACGCCCCGCGTGGGAACAGATGAAGAAAGATCTTGCGAAGCTGATCAGAAAAGTCCGACTGAAATATAAGAAAAAGGGATGGGAACTGAAATATATTTACCGCCTGGCAATTGGAAAGAAAGGCGGTCCCCATGTGCACCTTCTGGTAAACCGAGAAGCAGATCAGGAGACAGGAACAGACAGGATCATATCAGAACTGTGGGAGAACGGGCATGTATATTTCGCATCTCTCTATGATGCCGGAGGATATGTGAAACTTTCAGAGTATATCACAAAGCCTCTGGAAGAACATGAACCGGACGAAATTAAGAGATATAGTTGCTCCCGTAACCTGATCCGGAAAGAACCTAAGCAAAAAGAGATAAAAAGAAGAAATCTGGTGGACCGGCACAAACAGCCAATCTACCCGAAAGCTCCGAAAGGATATTACGTGGATCCGGAGTCTGTGAAAATGGGGATTAACCCCTACACAGGATATGCATACCGGCACTATACCCTTATAAGGATAGACGAGGGGGGATGAAATGACACATGTAGATATATATCTTGAAACGAGCAGTATTTTCCAGGGAATTACAGACAGAAAATGTGGATATGTCCTCTCAGTACTGGTGCACAATGAGGAAAAGACCAGAGAGGGCTTCGGACATTACAAGGGAACCTATCATCAGACAGTCCTGCTCACACTGGCAGAAGCCCTGGAACGCATGACAGTGCCTTCGGAGATCTGTGTACATACCCGGGACGCATATGTAAGCAGCAGGATCCTGAAGTTGGAAGAACTGGCCGGATCCGGATGGAAAGACACAAAAGGAGAACCGATCAGGAATGCAGAAGAATGGAAGCGGGTATATGCGGCCGTCCATGCCCTTCCTGATGCACACCAATTGTCAGAAAAGACTGAGAAACACAGTTACTCCGGGTGGCTGCAGGAGGAGATGGAAAAGAGAAAAGATGAATGTAGAAGAACTATGGGGAAAAGGATGGAGCCTGAGACCGGAACAGGATCAAAGAACAATGGAATGTCTGGGTACCATTATTAGATCAGGTACCCGATTTACATACTATAAAGACGAGGGAGGGATATGGTTTGAAGATGAACCAGTTGAAGGAAAACCGGAATGGATGCAAAGAGCAGACAGAGAAAGAAAAAAACGTCATGGAATCTATCATGAATGAATTTTCAGAGTATATCTGCGATCACCTCTGTAAATATCCGCAACAGATCAAGGACCAGGAAGAACTGGAAGAACACCGTGCAGAGAATTGCGAACACGGGAGATTTCACTGTACAGTACTGAATGAGTACAACGAAATTAATAATTTTGGCCATAGCCAGGCAGCGAAACTTATAAACAAATACAAAAACATCGTGTTCTGCGAAGAATGCGAGGACAGATGGTACTCAAAGTCAGATGAGGCAAGCTATTGTTGCAGCAGCAGGATATGCAGAGCCTTGAAACCCGGAGACGGCTGTAGCTGTGGAATAAGAAAAGAATAACAGGAAAAGGGGAACGATTATGAGAACAATTGCAATCATCAATTTAAAAGGCGGGGTGGCAAAGACCACCTCAAGCATCAATATTGCTTACATTCTTTCTGCAAAGGGCAAGAGAGTCCTTCTTGTAGATAACGACAAACAGGGAGACTGCTCGAGGGGGATGAACCGACGTACTCAGGAAGGAGCAGGAATAGACAAGATAATGGTTGACAAGAAACCGGATATGGCAAGCCTGATCCAGAAAACAGATTATGAGAATTTGGACGTGATCACTGCGAACTTGAACCTTCTGACAGCAAATATGGAAGTGACGATGGACCGTGTAAGACCTCAGCAGACCAGACTAAAAAATGCCCTGCAGCAGGTGAAAGATAATTACGATTTCTGTGTGATCGATAATGCTCCGGATATCAATGTATCTGTCATAAATGCACTGACGGCAGCAGATGACGTTTTGATTCCGGTGGAAGTTGATGATAACACGACGGAAGGCATGGATGAGCTTCTGGATCAGATCGATGAGATTAAATGCGAATTGAATCCTGATCTGGAGAATGTAAGGTGTTTTATCAGCAAGTACAACAAATACAACGAAGCGCATAGCCAGGGAGCGGAGATTATAAGGGAATGGTATCCGACGATGGAGACGGTGATCAGAAATTCTCTGGCAGTTGCAAAGAGTACATATGCCAGAACGCCGGTTGTGTTATATAGCAAGCGATCGGCGGCAGCAGAAGACTATCAGACACTTGTAGAGGAATATCTGCAGATGATAGGGAGGTAACAATGGGAAGAGAGAAATTTAGTGCGCTGGACATGCTGTCAAAGCGGTCCTTGCCGGAAAGAAAAGAGAAGCAGGCAATCATATACAGGGATCCTAGAGAACTGGTGCCGACTCAGGAGAATTTCTACACGACAAAAAATATCAGCAAACTCAAGGCGTCGATAAAGATCACAGGGTACCTGATGCAGCCAATTCTGATAGAGAATGTAGATGGAGAAGATAAAGTACTTGCCGGACATCGTAGAAGATTATGTTGCATAGAACTGATCGAAGAAGGAGACACCAGATTCGAGAAGGTTCCGTGCATGTATGCTGCGGAAATCAATGTTTCAGAGGACAAAGAACTGACACCAGAGCAGAGAGAAGCAATCACGCCGTTCCTCAGACAATTCAAGGTGATTCAAGCAAACAATTACAGAGATAAAAACGACTGGGAAAGAATGCAGGAAGCTCTGGAGATGGAGAAGATTGTTAAAGGTCTGAAAGAGAAGGTTGGCATAACGGGAACAGTCAGAGAGAATTTGAAAGAACTCCTTGGAGTGTCAAACGCTCAGTTTGGCCGTTATAAGAACATTAGCAATCATCTGTCAGAGGAACTGATGGAAGAGTTTCAGGATGGAGAGATTAACATTTCTGTGGCAGATGCTGCAGCGTCCCTGGAACCGGAACTGCAGAAGATGGCATACGAGATGTACATGAAGAACAAAATCCTGACCCTTCCGGATATCCAACTTCTGAAAGATCGGCAGGCGTTAAATGCAGACATTCCAGGGCAGATGACAATAGAACAGGCAACAAGGCAGCAGAAGTCTGCAGAAGACGAGACGCCGATTCCCGTAGAACTGCAGATAGAAAGATTCTTTGACAGCTTGAAAAAGAACACAACAGCCAGGATCCGCAATGGAGACAAACTGATGGGAACAAAGATGATCAGTATGCTCTATTGTTATGTAAAGCACAGAAACGGGTACCTGAACTATCAGGGACATCCGGATAGGATCACATTCAACCCAGACAGCCCGGAAGAAAAAGAAATGACCTGGCAGGAACTGACCGAAGAACTGATCAGGCGCTACTCAACAAAGAAACCGGTCAAAATGACCACAATTGATGCACCTGAGAAGCCGGAAAAGAAAGAAACCAATGTAGGAAAGTGCATTCATCGAGAAGGATTCACCTGTACTCTTGAAGAAACTCAGAAAACGGTGGCAGGGGATGGAAAAAATTGTAATAGAAAATGCTGTTGGAGCTGTGAGAAACATGGAACTTGCGGATACGAATGCAATGCTTCAGCTCATCGACCAGCAGAGGATATTCCGGAAAAGAGCTGCCAGTCGGCAGCAGAAACACCGGATGAAAAGCAGCAGGAAGACCATTTTGTTGACCTCAACAAAACGGTAAAACATCTGAGAAATACAGATAAAATCCCGGATGCGTGGCCGGAAGATTTAAAAGATATCCCGATTCCATCAACGGGCGATCTATCAATATACCTGCAAAAACAAGAAGACCTGTTAAAACGGATGATGGAAGTTGAGAAAGAAGAAGCGGGATTTCCAGAGTTGGTGATTAAAAAACAACAAATGCTTGTAGCAGGACTCAGAATTCTCAAAAATCTTGTAGAAGATTGTAAGGAAGAACCGGAAGAATCAGAACAGCCGCCTCTTCCAATCATGAGAAACAATGACCAGCGCAAGGAGTGGCTGAAAAACTATAAAGCCTGGGGACTCTGGTACACCGATAATCATACCGGCGTGAAATATTACAAATACGATTTCGAAAACGGCGCCCGTTTGATCGTAGAAGAATACGAGAAAGAGTCTTTGCCAGAAAACAGCTGGTATGTGCCGAAAGAGCCATATTACATGCATCTGATAGGAGGACCGGAACCGGACAGAAAAGGCGAAATTCCAAAATGGACATATCATTCGAAATACAACAAGTACCCAAACAGTGAAACAGAACTTGTGGAATTTTTAAAGGAGATCCAGAAATGAGCAAGTTAGATCAATATATGCAAGGACGTACAGAGGGCATGGAATTTGCCCTCCGCCTTGCAAAGGATAAAGGAATAGAAGAGTTGGAGAAAGAAGTCAGATTCCGAAACCGGACAGGAGTCTCGTTAAACCTTACCAGACAGGAGATAGCCGCCGGATCCGACAAAATCAAGAATATGACTTTTGACACCATGTTAGCAATGAGTCTTATGACTTTAAGAGATGAATTCACCTTCGGAAAGAAACGCCTGGAAAGATTCAAGGACAGATTCACCGAGAAAGCTGCATCTCTGACAGAAGACTACTGCACATGGCTGGATATAGTAGATGTGCTCAAGGAAGAAACCGGAATAGATTTAGAAATCCGGTGGAACGACAAGAAATGACCGATTCGGTCACTAAAAAAGGGTGCTACTAAAATTCACATAGATACATCCTTCCTGTGTGAGCCTGTCAGATCACAGGAAGGGGAAAGGAGAAACATGAAAAGATTGACAGAAAGAGATAAACAGGGAAACTGGGCGTTGAAAGGTGTGGACTGGCAGCAGTTGCACATAGGTCAGGTAGTACTGAAAGAAAAGTGAGGTGGAGGAAGAAAATGGAGAAGACATGTAAAACCTGTATGGAAAATGATTGTGGTCTTTGCGATCACACCGGCCGCCTGGTAGAGGACGACGATCAGTGCGAAAAATGGACGGGCAAACAGACAGACTGGAGAACTAGAATGATGCAAACGTTCCTTGCCGGACATTAAGGAGAGAAAAATGGTCAAGAAACTGTATGAGGTAAGAAATAGATCTGGTGATCTGATTCTGGAGAATGTAACAAGCGGAGAGATCAAGGAAGAGCTACATTGTACAACTGCTCAGATAAACAACGCAAGAGCCTCCGGGGATCGTATTTTCGGAGAATACAAGGTAGAAGAGATTGACAGGAAGTTGAGTAGAAAGACGGATTTTGAACTATTGTTAGAATTCGAATTCGTCTGTGATCGGCTGCTGGGCAACGGGAAAGGAAAGAAATGAATAAGAGACAGAAAAAGAAATTATTCAAACAGGTCACCGGAAAAAATCCACCGAAGAAAATGAAATATTCCGGGAAAAGCTATCACCGGGCAATAAACAAGCCGTGGGGAGGAAAGAAAACGACAGTAAACTACTCCTGGGACTGCGAGAAGCTGAAAGAAATTGTAACACAATTCACAAAAGCATGGGCCGGTAACGGGGTAACGATAAGAAAGGCAGCGGATGCACTGATAAAACTGTTTGCAGGCATAGGAATCAACATTTCCGAAGTTCCGGAAAGTTCATACGCAGTAAATACGAGAAATGTGGTAAATACAACAAAAACATTGACAGCACACCGCAGAAAAAGAGGTGAATGGAATTGAACTATGCAACAGCAGAGGCGGAGGACAACAGAGAGAAGATCCTGAAATTCATTGTTAAATACATAAAGCGGCACTGTTATCCACCGGCTACTTATGAGATTGCGGCAGATACAGGACTGTCAAAAGCAACAGTTAGACGACATATAGCAATGTTGCTGGAGGATCGCATCCTTGAGACAGAACATCCGGGAGATTCAAGAGCGTATCGCATCAAAGATACAAAAATAGTAATGGTAAAGGAGAAAAAGACAAATGGAAATGATAATTCAAAATGAAACCGGTAATTTTACGCTGCATGTACGGATCTCAGACTCGAAAGAATATGATTTCCTCAAGGATGTGACAGAACTGGCACGAAAGTATGATTTCGAAAATGATGATTTTGAGATTGAAGATCCGGAAAAGGAAACAGATCAGGTACCGGAGACAACGATTAGCGAAGCTGCAGAAGAATACAAAGGATTTTTACATATTCGTTGCGAAGAATGTGGAGAGACAATCTCGTACAACGCAAAAGAGCCAGAGACACAGCACAAATGTAAGAAATGCGGACACGTAACACAGCTTAGAGCTTTAAAACCAATGTATGCAGAGTGCAAAGCCTGCGGAAGTTCATGGAAGTACATGACAAACAGAAACACTGCAGAACTGACGCAGGAATGCTTACAGTGTGGAAATTTGATCGACATGGAAATGAACTCACGCCGCACAGCATATGTAACAAAAACGAAACGGGGGGGGTCAAGACCTCCAAGAAGTAGATTCAAGAGGAGAATGTGATGAATAAAGTAATTTTAATGGGACGTTTAACCAGAGATCCGGAAGTGCGCTACGCTTCCGGAGACAACCTGGCAATTGCCAGATATACACTTGCAGTAGACCGGAGATTCTATCGTGACGGCGAAGCAACCGCAGACTTTATCAATTGCGTGACTTTTGGCCGCGTTGCGGAGTTTGCAGAGAAATATCTGCGACAGGGAACTAAAATTGTTGTTTCTGGACGCATCCAGACCGGCAGTTACACGAACCGAGATGGACATAAGATCTACACAACAGAGATCGTAGTAGAGGAACAGGAATTTGCAGAGGGAAAGAACGCCGGATCCGGCAGTAGTCGCCCACAGCCAGCTCCTGAAACAGATCCAGACGGTTTTATGAATATTCCGGAGGGAATAGAGGAAGAAATGCCGTTTTGATGAAAAGGAGAAAAACATGACGAGATTAACTAAAAGAAATGGTAGAAATATCACATATAACGAAAAACGAGAATTTATATGTTCACATTACTGCAATAACTGCTCACGTGGAACTGGTGATTGTGAAATTTTGAAAACCATGATTGAAAAACTTGCTGATTACGAAGACGCGGAGGAAATGAAAGAAAATGGATGCTAAAGAGGCAAAAGTGATTGCAAACCAGAAGAGACAGACAAGCTGGCTGAAAGATTATCATACAAATTATAAGGAAAAGCTGGAGGAACACAGAAATGCAGTCATTTCCGAAACAGAAAAAGAAAAAACGAGCTAAGAAGAAAGAGCCAGAGAGACCGAGTATCATGCACAGCAGAGAAAGCGGCACTTGTTATCTCTGCATGAAGCTGCACAATGACTACAGACGACATCCGGCGCTCCAGGAGCATCACATTTTTGGAGGGTGTCCGAATCGGACACATTCAGGGCACTATGGACTGAAAGTATATCTCTGCAATGTGCATCACCTGGCAGGGACAGGGCCGGAGGCAGTACATTCAAACCAAAAGGTCATGGATATGCTGCATGAAGAGGGACAGAGAGCTTTTGAGGACCGGTTCGGCAGCAGGGAAGAGTTTATGAAGATATTCGGAAAAAATTTTATCATGGAGGATCACAAACATGATGGACATTAACGACGTTAAGAAATTAATTGACAATGTGGCACAGAAGCCATTCCTATGCAGTAATACAGAGATTACGACAGACAACGGCTATGTGATTACCACAAAAGAGCATTATGAGAAATTGCGAAAACACCGTTTGTGTCAAGCGAGAGGAAGAGAAGCTATATTTCACCGATGGACAGAACTTGCAACAGTTGTTGAACCGTCGCCGCTGGTGGGTGGACATCCAGGAGGACAAACAAATATTACACTTGCAATTGTGGAATATAAAAACGGAAAAGTAGAACAGGTATATCCGGGAGAAATAAAATTCATGGACACACAGGAATACTGGCCAGATCAAGAGAAATAATTAGTTTTAAGGAGAGCAGATATGCCAAACGTGAGACCACTGGACAGAAAGAAATATCCAAATGTAAAGCAGAAGAAAAGATTCGAGCCACTTTCGAGGGTACAGGAGGAAACAAATGAGTAGTATGAGCAGAGAGGAACAGATATGCGAAACCTGTAAAGAGAATGATAATGGTTTCTGCGATCGCATTGGACGCATGGTAGAAGATGACGACTGGTGTGCAAAATGGAAAACCAAAGAAGTTCCGGAATGGAAAGCAAGGATGATGAACACATTTCTGGCCGGACATTGAGAGGAGGCGAAGACAGTGGTTTCGAACCTGTATGATGTAAAAGACAGATCGGGAAAAACGATTATAGAGAACGTAACGTTTGGGGAGGTAGTGGAACACTTAAAATGCTCGAAAGCACAGGTAAATAATTCCCCTCTGGTGATCGCATCTTTGGAGAATACACAGTAGAAATGGTTGATCGGAAACTCAGCAGGAGAAAAGATGCTGATCTGCTTCGGGAATTTGACTTCATCCGCTTTTGCCTGCTGGCTGAGATACAATAAAGGCGACAAATCAGAGAACATTTGAGAAGAAGTGTGGCAGCAGGGATAAATTCACGGGAATATTCGGGAAAAACTATCTGGAGGATGAATAGATGAACATTGCACATCATCAAAGACAAAAATGTTACAGCCGGAACGAATTGCAAGGAATACAGATTCTACGAACAAAAAGTGACCGAATCGGTCAGGAAGGAGAAAAATGAATTACGACAAAAGCAACATCCCTCTCATGAGAATGGGAGACATAAGAAAGACGCTCAAAAGAACGTTCAAAGTCCGCCCAGGCAGAAAGATTAAATTAAAAGCGTGGGTAAGAGATGATGGAAACAGCACACGAATCATATACCATACAGCAACTGTTATAAAATTATATCCCTATGTGGTACAATTACAGCTGGAAAACGGGCAATACACTTCTCCTGGATACACAAAACTATATCTAATGCTCCATGGAGCGGCATGAAAAAATAAAAGACATTGAAAGGAAAGCCGGGAACCGCAAAGCTCCCGGCTGAAAGTGTGAAAAGAAGGAAAGGGGAGCGATACCGATGGATAAGAATATTTTGAATCAATACGTAGATGCCTGCGAACTGATCAGGGAAACGGAACAGGAGATTAAAAAGCTTAACAGAAAGAAAAAGACAGTGATACAGACAAACGTGTCTGGAAGCAACCCCGAATTTCCTTATAACCCAAAACATTTCAAGGTGCAGGGAACAACATTTTCTATTAAGGACGACAGCCAACTGCGCTATCGACAGAAGGTACTGGAAGAGAGAAGAAAGCAGGCAGAGCAGCTAAAGACAAAAGTAGAAGGGTGGCTAAACACAATTCCTCCAAGAATGCAGAGAATCATAAAATACAAGGTGTTTGAAGAACTGACGTGGCAGCAGGTAGCTGGAAAGATGGGAAGAAAAGCCACAGAAGAGAGCGTAAAAAAAGAATTTCAAAGATTTTTTAAAGAAAATTAAAGTTTGTCCCGAATGTCCCAAATGTCCCGATTCAAAATGTTATAGTATAAACTGAACTCAGTGGAAGATCATACAGAGTTCTCCTTCCCTTGAATGACTGCCAGTACACACCTGGCAGATCGCCAGAACATCTCACCGAGAGGGAGTGAGCGTGAGCCATGGAGCCGCAGGTTCGAATCCTGATGTTCTGCTCCGATTTAACACCGGACTCATACGGATTTTCCTTGACATAGGAGCCATCTGTTCTTTATGAGCAGGTGGCTCTTACGCTACGGACATTTAGCTCAGCTGGTCAGAGCATCCGGCTCATAACCGGACGGTCCTGGGTTCGAAACCCAGAATGTCCATGAAAAGAAATTAACAAGGAACCCGGAATGACCGGAGCGTTTTTACATGGAAAATAGCGCGGGATAAAGTAACGGAAACTTACAGGCCTCCTTAGCCTGGAATGGCGGTTCGAATCCGTCTCCCGCTATTAGGAGACAGATATGCTGAAGAGTTGTAAGTACTGTGGAAGAATCCACGACAGCAGGATAGACTGCGGGAAAAGACCTGTGCGTAGAAAGAAAAGAACAGACCAAAGTGGCTTCCGAAGCACGGAAGCATGGAAGAGAAAGAGCATAGAGATCAGAACCAGAGACTGTTACCTCTGCCAGATCTGCCTACGTAAAATGTTCAATACAGTAACACAGCTCAATAGAAGGAACATAGAAGTCCATCATATCATACCAGTCGCAGAAGACTGGGATAAACGCCTTGATAATTACAATTTGATATCACTGTGCAATAAACACCACGATCTGGCAGACTCCGGAGGCATTCCAAGGGATCTGCTTTTAAGCATTGCGAGGTATCAAGAGGGAAAATAGTACCCCCCCGCCATGCGATAGCGAAAAAAATCAGATCTCCCACGACCACGTATGCCCCACAATTTATAATTTATTCCCAGATCAGCATTTTGAAATTAAAAGGAAGGAGGGAGAAGGCAAGGCCTACACCATCAAAGACAGTTAGCATCATCCGGTCAGAAGGAAAATCTCACAGAACCAAGCGCGAACTCAGACAGAGAGAACAGGCAGAAAAAGCAGTGCTTACAGGGATTCCATTGAAAGAAAGACCGGAAGTCAGAGAAAATGAGACAGCACACAAAGAATTTCTGAGATTGAAAAAACTGCTTGAAAAAATTGACAAATTCGATGATATGTACGGCGCTGTAATAAACAGATACTGCATTTTGTACGCAGAAACAAAAGAATTTGAAGAGAAAAAAGAACGGTTTTACAGACAACTCTGTGACCTGGAAGAGAACAAAGAAGAACTACTTGAGACAGAACAGATGACATATGGAGAATATTATAAAACAGAGACATCAATGCAGAAGAACCTGATTGCGTTGGACAGACAGGTGCAGGCGAAGAGAAGGATGCTCTCTGATATCGAAAAAGAGAACATCATGACGATTGCTTCTTCTCTTAGATCAGTTCCGAAAACCGAAGCAAAGAAAAGTAATCCATTGAGAGAAGCGCTCGGAGGATGAAAGAAGGAAAAGCATATCGTTATGCACAGTGGTGCGTAGAAGAAGACGGGGGAAAAGTCCCCCAATATGTAAAAAAACAGGCTGAAAGTTGGCTTCACATCGCGGATGGAGATAATCCGGACGCCTATGTAGATGAGCAGGAATATGAGAAAATCTGCAAGCTGCTAAAATTAATGATCCATCCGGACCTACGATGTAGCATCTATGAAGGACTGGAAGAATACGCATGGTTCATGATTGTCGCAGGACTCTGTACATTCTGCAGAAACACAGAACGGAAAAGCAGGTTCTATGTGACAATTCTGCTTGAAATAGCAAGAAAGAATTTCAAAACATTCAATTCAGCGGTGATTTTTATCCTATTGATGCTGACAGAGCCGGATTTCTCCAGATTCTTTTCGGTTGCACCGGATCTGGCACTGTCGTCAGAGCTGAAGAATGCAATCCGGAAAATCATAAAAGTCAGTCCGGTACTCTATAACGAAGATGAACCGGCATTTAAACTCTTGCGAAGTCAGATTAAATGCCCGCTTAATGATAATGAGTACACTCCGCTGGCATACAGTCAGGACGGAATGGATGGTAAACTGGCAAATGCGTTTCTGGCTGACGAAGCTGGAGCCTTAGATGCATATCCAGTAGAAGCAATGCGCTCATCTCAGATCACACTTTTAAATAAACTTGGAATCATCATCAGTACCCAGTACCCAAATGATAACAATGTGATGCTGGACGAAATAGACATTGCAAAGAAAACACTTGACGGACTTTTGGAAGATCAGCGGTATTTCGCACTGTTGTATGAGCCGGATGACGAACTGAAGCATGGAGATACATGGATGACAGATGACCGAGTGATCTATCAGAGTAATCCGGTTGCAGTGACGCATCCGTATATTTTTGAAGAAATCAGGAAGAAACGTTCACTTGCAATCCTGTATGAGAACAAAAGAGAAAATTATCTCTGTAAGCACAACGATATTCTGTATAAGGGACTGGGAGTTGAAGGTTATATCGATATCCAGAAAGTAAAAATGTGTAGCGAAGATTTACCAGACGACTTCTGGAAGGGAAAACAGGTATGGTGTGGACTGGATCTGTCAATGACAAACGACAACACATCATTTGCAATGGTAACAGAACAGGACGGAACAATCTATGCAAAAGTCTGGGGGTTCGCTCCTTCGGATAGAATAGACGAAAAGTCCATGAAAGAAAAGGTAGATTATCGAGCGCTGATCAGAAAGGGTGAATGCTTTGCCTGCGGAGATGAGGTTATTGACTATGGGTTCGTAGAACGATTTATTATAGGACTGCCGGAAAAATATGGAGTGGAAGTTATGCAGGTGGGATATGACAGATATAATGCAATATCGACCGTTCAGAAACTGGAACAGAATGAGATAGAGTGCGTTGAGATCAAACAGCATAGCTCGGTACTACACATGCCTACTAAATTGTTGAAAGAGCTGATTCTTAAAAAGAAAATTCGGTATGCTACAAACAGGATGCTTGAAATCAACTTTCAGAATGCAAGATGTACAGAAGACACAAACAAAAATTTGTATGTAAACAAAAAGAAATCATCCGGAAAGGTAGACATGGTTGTATCACTGATCAATGCCATGTACCTGTTACAGCAGGAACTGCTGTATGGAGAAGATGATTTTGTAGTTCAGACGTAATTGCACCGGCGTAAGAAGAGGAGATAACAAATGAACATATGGCCGTTTGGCAAAAGAAAACATGAAGTAAGGGCAGATACCATAGTGAATCCGTCAGAGCAGGTGGAATCAGACGCACTTTTAAGTGCACTGCTCGGAAAGAATGTAATGACAAAGGAAAAAGCATTGGAAATTCCCGCGGTACAGGCATGCATTAATCTGATCGCAGGAACAATATCGCTGCTTCCGGTCAATCTGTATCAGAAAGACAAGGAAGGAAATGTCCGGGAAGTCAGAGACAGAAGAACCTCTCTCCTGAACAATGATACAGGAGACACGCTGACAGCTTCACAATTTTGGAGAGCGATCATCGAAGATTACTATCTGGGGAAAGGCGGGTATGCTTATATCAACAAACCGGGAACGGAGGTTGAGAGCATTCACTACGTCGACGAGACTCACATTTCCATCATGAAGAATACAGATCCGATTTTTAAAGATTATGACATTCTGGTACAGGGAAAATCATACAGGCCTTACCAGTTTTTTAAAATTCTAAGGAAAACGAAAGATGGTATGACTTCCAGAAGCGTCATGGACGATAATCAGCTGATTATCGGAGTATCATACAGCGAGCTGACATACGAACAGAGTCTGGTACAAAAGGGTGGAAACAAAAAAGGATTCTTGAAATCTCCGAAGAAATTAACAAGAGATGCAATGGACGCACTAAAAGCTGCTTTCAGAAGATTATACAGCAATGCAGAAGAAACAGTTGTGGTTTTGAATGAAGGAATGGAATTCCAGGAATCGTCCAACACATCTGTTGAAATGCAGTTGAATGAGAACAAGAAAACAAATTCAGCAGAAATTTGCAAGCTGTTTGGAATCCCTGACGGGATGATCAGCGGAAACCCAACTGAAAAAGACATAGACTGTTTCATCCGGACCTGCACCATTGTGATGAGCGATATAGAGTGCAGTCTGGACAGGGATCTGCTTCTGGAATCAGAGAAAGAGACATATTACTGGTCGTTTGATACGAAAGAACTGACCAGAGGAAATATTAAGGAACGTTACGAGGCTTACAAGATCGGACTCGAAAAGAATTTCCTCCAGATTGATGAAGTCAGAGAAAAAGAAGACTTGGAACCGATCGGATTCAAGTGGATTACACTTGGACTTGACAGCGTTCTCCTTAACCCAGAAACCGGGCAGGTTTATACACCGAACACCAATGCCGTACAGAATATGGATGCCATTCAAACGGGATTCATAGATTCCACAACAAAAGGAAAAGAACAAAATGAATAACAGGATGGAGGAAAGCAAAGGAAAGCAGAATTAAGAGCTGACGGGCTCCATATCTCCGGATATGTCAACGTACCCGGAAGAGAATCACGACCAGTGCTTACACCGCGAGGGAAAGTGATTGAAGTGATTGAACAGAGGGCATTTGAGCGTGCGATAAGCAGAGCGGCAGATATCAGGATGCTTCTGGATCATGACAGAGGACACGTCCTTGCGGATACTGCAAATGGGACATTGACTGTCAGAGAAGATGAAGTAGGGCTCAGGGCAGAATCTGTCGTAACCGACCCAACAGTTATCGAAGGGGCGAAGAAAGGACTACTGAAGGGATGGTCATTCAATATGAAGAATGTGGTGGATTCTATTGAGGACAGAGCCGATCAACTGCCTATCAGACATGTAAAAGACTTCGACATGGATGAAATTACACTTGTAATGAATAAAATTCCGGTATATTCATCCACATCTGTGGAAGTGAGAGCTGGAACAGAGGAAGAGGTGGAAACCAGAGCAATGTGCATGGAAACTACATACACAGAGAACCTTCCGCCGGAAAAGGGATATGATAATACAAAGTTTCAGGAAAGAATTAATAAACTGAAAAAACAGGAGGAAAAATAAGAGGAATAAATTTAAAAAACTTGCAGAACAGAGAACACAGTATGAGCAGCAGTTACAGCAGATCTTAGACAAAGCTGAACAGGAAGAAAGAGCGCTGAATGATGAAGAAATGCAGTCCTTTGATGATCTTGAAAAGAAAATTAAAGACATTGATGATACAATCGCTGCATTACAGAGAGCCAGGGACATTCTGAAAAAACCAGAAGAAACAGAAGACCAGGAAGAAAAGGACAATAAAGAAACAGAAGATCAGGAAGAAAGAGCATTTGCGAACTACATCCGTGGTATTGTATCTGAGGAAAGAGCATCAAATCTGACATCCGGGGACAATGGAGCAGTGATCCCGACATCTATTGCAAACAAAATTATCAAAAAGGTGTATGAAATCTGTCCAATTTATCAGTTGGCAACCAGATATGACGTGGGCGGTACTCTGTCTATTCCTTACTACAATGAGGAAACTACAGCGATCACTATGGCATACGCTACAGAATTTAGCGAACTTGAATCAAATTCCGGAAAATTCAAATCTATTGAGCTGAAAGGATTCCTTGCAGGGGCACTGACAAAAGTATCCAAGTCTCTTGTTAATAATTCTCAGTTTGATATCACCAATTTTGTTGTAAACCAAATGGCTGAGAACATTGCAAGATGGATTGAGAACGAACTCCTGAATGGAACTGCAGATAAAGTGGAAGGCGTATCTAAAGCGAAACAGGTTGTAACTGCGGCAGCAGGTACCGCGATCACAGGAGATGAGCTGATCGACTTGCAGGAAACTGTTCCGGATGTATTCCAGCCATCTTGCATCTGGATCATGAACAAAGCCACCAGAACTGCAATCAGAAAGCTGAAAAATTCTGACGGCGACTATATTTTACAGAAGGATGCAACAGCAAAATGGGGCTATACTCTGTTTGGCAATGATGTGTTCTGCTCTGATAATATGCCGAAGATGGAAGCAGGGAAAACTGCAATCATATATGGAGATATGAGCGGTCTGGCGGTTAAGGTATCAGAGGACATGAACATTGAAGTCCTGAGAGAGAAGTTTGCAACAGAACATGCGATTGGTGTCGTTGGATGGCTGGAAATGGATTCCAAGATTGAAAATGAACAGAAGATTGCAGTTCTGAAGATGAAAGCAGCAGACTGAGAGGAATAACCGATGAAGATAGAAGCTATGGCCAGCTTCTGCGGAGCTTTGTCAATGTCAAAAGGAGAAATCAGAGATTACAGCGTTGAACCTGTAATCTCTGATCTGATGGAAGCTGGTTATATCAGAGAAATTTCTGAAAAGACTGCGGAAAAGACAAAACCAGATTTGCAGAAAACAAGAACTACAAGAAAGACTGTGAAAAAATGAAAGTAAATGAGATCACTCCGGATATCGTTGCAGAACATTGCAGAGCGGACGACTACAGCGAGGAAGAGCTTCAGAGGATTCTTGATGCATCAAAAGCTTATATAAGGTCCTATACAGGACTGAATGATAAAGAAATCGACATGCATGAAGACCTTGCGATAGCAGCACTGGTCCTGTGTCAGGATATGTACGATAACAGATCTATTTATGTTGATAAAAACACGACAAACAAAGTGGTTGAAACAATTCTTGGAATGCATTGTATAAATCTGCTGTAGGAGGTACATGCAAGGATTAATGCTGGAGCATTGAATAAACGCATTTCGTTTCTCAAATTCGTTATAAAAGAAGATGAGATGAGGCAGGCCAAAGGAAGCTGGGAAACATATAAAAAAGTATGGGCAACAGTAAAGCCTTATAAATCCTCAGAATGCAATTTTATGGGGAAACTAAAACCGGAGGTATCGCATCGAGTGTATGTGAGGTTCAGAAAAGACATCACTGCTGAAATGAGAATCCTCTATCATGGACGAATATTCCAGATTGCAGGGGTTCCGATCGACCTTGATGAGAAACACGAGCTTCTTGAGATCCAGTGCGAGGAGGTGTTTGAGAATGCGGAGTATCAGTTTTGACTTTGATTCTTCTGATCTGGAGAAATCGCTTAAAATAGCATCTCGGCAGTTTCCGGCATCAGCGGAAATTGTCCTCAAGAAAGAATCCAGAAACATAGCGAAAGATTTAAAGGGAAGAGTTGATTCTGAAGCAAAAGGACACCATTATGCAGGACAGGGAGCAACACCTAAACCTCTGGCAAAAAGCTTCCGACAGGGGAAAGTAATGCGATCAGGAAGTAAGGTTACGGTTGCGGTTACAACGACAGCGCCGCATTATCACCTTTACGAAGAAGGACATGCGATGATAACACATAAAAGTAAAGACGGAACACATGGACTAAGACAGGTCGGAGAAGTTAAAGGCAAGAAAACTGTAGCTAAATATATGTCGCAGCGAGCGGATCATGCGGAGCTGATTGGACAAGAGCTCCTGCAGGAAATATTAAAGGAGGCAGGATTTGACTCTTAAAGAAATAAAAAAAGCGGTCAATTCCGCTCTGAAGGAGAAATATCCGGACGTAAAAATATACGGAGCAGATACAATAGAGGGGTATATGCGCCCTTCATTTTTTGTATATATAACACAGACTTTTTCGGAATCGACTAAAAATGCAGCTCACAAAAATGTGGAAATAGAGATTGATTTTATACAAAGAGCAGCGAATGAAGAGGAAGCAATGAAATTTTTCGCTAGGATGGAAGAATTATTTGGACAAAAAGTGACAGCAGGGAACAGAAACCTGAACACAAATAACATGGAACTGGATTTCCAGGGAGAAAATTTGAATATTCCTGTATGCCGGTTCGATGTAGAATTCTGGGATCAGATTCCGAGAAAAGAAAACTATGACACAATGAAAGAATTAATATTTGCACAGGAGGTAAGGAATTAGGGGTTTACCGGTGATGAATGTCGTATTTGTGGCGGCGGCGAGAAAATCAATTAGGCGATCTGAACGCGGAATAGTGGGAATGATCATAAAGGACGCGGTTGTCCCGGATGGAAATCCGATTACAGTCTACAAAGAAAAAGACATACCCGAAACGTTGAGCGCAGAGAATAAAGAACAAATTAAACTGGCAATGAAAGGAAATGATACAACTCCGCGAAAGATAGTTGTATATGTTCTTGCGAAAACAGAAGAAGATTACAGAAAGGCTCTTGAATACTTTGAAACAAAAAAAGTAACATGGCTTTGCTGCCCAACAGTAAAAACAGATGGCCAGGAAGAAGAAATTGTAACATGGGTGAGAGATCAGCGAGAAGGAAATAGAAATAAAATAAAAGCGGTTCTTCCGGACAATACTGCGGACAGTGAAGGAATCGTGAATTATGCTACAAGCGAAGTAACAGTAAAAGGGAAGAAGTACGGCCCAGAAGAGTTTTGTTCCCGGATTACAGGTCTGCTTGCAGGAACATCGTATAAAATATCATCGACCTACGCAGTTGTCGAAGAGGCGAGTGAGTGTGAAAAGCTGGACAGAGATGCCTTAGATGCTGCGGTAGATGCAGGGAAGCTTGTGCTTTTCTATGATGGGGAAAAAGTGAAAGTAGCCAGGGGAGTTAATTCTCTGACAACGGTTTCAAAAGGAAAAGCAGATCCATGGAAAAAAATACGTGTTGTAGAAACTATGGATATGATGCATGACGACCTGGTCCTGCTTGCAGAAGACAACTATGTTGGAAAATACCCAAACACATATAGCAATAAATGCTTGTTGACTTCTGCGATTGATTCATACATGAAAGAATTAGAAAGAAATGGTCTTATACAGGACTATGCAGTCGAACTTGATGTAGAGAAAATCAAAGAGTACATCATTGAAAACAAAGGCGTAACCAGAGACGAAGCGGAAGCAATGTCAGATGAAGAAATAAAAAAACAGTACACGGATGAAAAAGTGTTCATGAGGGCATCCGTAACTATCGTTGATGTCATGGAAGATATTAATCTGGAAATTACTGTTTAAGGAGGAACCACAAGGAATAATTACACACCAGATCGTGTTATTAATGGAACGTTTGGAGAGTGCTGGATTGATAATGATTATATGGCGGAAGCAACGGCACTCCAGGCAAAGATGAAACTTGATACAAGCGAAGTAAAAAGAACAGGGACATTGGAGAAAGGATACAAAATAACTGGAATCAGTGGATCTGGTACGCTGAAATTAAATAAGGTTACATCCTATTTCTTGAAAAAAGTGTCTGAAAACCTGAAAAAAGGTAAAGCCACGAGGATGACAATTATCACGAATTTAGAGGATCCGGAAGCGTTTGGGGCAGAAAGGATTCGACTGGATGACTGCGTGATCACGGAATTGACAATTGCAGACTGGGAAGCCGGAAAACTGCTGGAGGAATCAATCCCATTCAGCTTCAGTGGCTTTGAAGTTCTTGATGCAATTGATGTATAAAGGAGAAAAAACATGAACTTAATTGACAAACTGCTTTGCGTAGATAAAGCGAAAATGGAAGAAAAAGAAACAAAAAAAATTAAATCAAAGAAACTGGAAAGGTTAGTGGGAGAGAACGCAGAAATAACGATTAGAGAACTGTCCGGAAAACGTTATAACAGCCTGCAGGCAATGCTGTATGACAAGAATGGAAACAGGGATATGGCAGCTGTTTATGATTTTAATCTGATGTGCTGCGTGTATGGAATTGTAGAACCAGACCTGAAAAATGAGAAACTCATGGAACACTTTGGCGCTTCGACACCGAAGGATTTGGCAGCGGCTTTATTTGGAGTGGAATCGGGGCCTATTGCAAGCGAAATTGTTAAACTTTCCGGACTTGGAGAAGATGCTGAGGAAGAAGTAAAAAACTCATAAAGGTGGACGGCGAAGCAAGCGTGGCTTATGCACTGTTCCGCCTAAAGAAATGGAAACCATCGGAATATTACGATATGGGCGCAGGTGAACGTTTGATCACTCGCGCCTTTTTAAAACAAGAATTGCAGGACATAAAAGAGGAGATGAGAGACAAGGGCAGGTAAGACAGTTGCAGCAGTTGTAAAGCTGATTGACGATTTCAGCAATCCGTCGAGAGAAGTAGCGGCACAGGCGCGCGACCTAGAAAAACGATTTAATAGTGTTGCGGGCGTATTTTCTCACGCAGGAGAAGCATTTACTGCTGCAGGAGAAACATTGACCAAGTCGGTCACTGCACCACTGGCGGCAGTCGGAACTGCGGCAATTAAATTTTCCTCTGATTCACAGGATGCTTTCCAACAGTTCGCGGCGGCAACAGGAACCGCATCGAATGAAATGGGAAAATATAAAGATATGATCAATGATGTTTACAAGGACAATTTCGGAGAATCTATCAATGATGTGGCAGAAGCCATGGCGACTGTTAATCAGAACATGTCTTACTTGGACGACTCAGCTCTTCAGAGGTGTACGGAGTATGCTTACACTCTATCGGATACATTTGGAGTAGACGTGGCAGAAAGTACAAGGGCGGCTGATTCACTCATAAAGAACTACGGTGTATCGGCAAGAGAAGCATTTAACCTTATGACGCAGGGAATGCAGTCGGGTCTTAATTTTTCGGATGAACTTTTTGATAATATTGACGAATACTCTGTACAGTTCAAGAAGCTGGGACTGGATGCAGAGGATATGTTCTCTGTTTTTGCAAACGGTGCACAGAATGGAGCTTTTAACTTGGACAAGATCGGAGATGCCGTAAAAGAATTCTCGATCAGGGCGATAGATGGATCAGACACAACAAAACAGGGATTCGAGGCCCTTGGAATGAATGCAGATGAAATGGCACAGAAATTTGGGGCCGGAGGGAAAACTGCAAAAGAAGCATTCAATGAAGTAATAGAAGGACTTGCTTCCATGGATGATCCGGTAGCGCAGAGCGCAGCTGGAGTAAACCTATTCGGAACCATGTGGGAAGATTTGGGACCTCAGGTTATAACATCTATGTCAACGGCGAGTGATGCTATAGATAAAAGCAGAGAATCTGTCGAAGGACTGGTAAATGTAAAATACGACACTTTATCAGGAGCTTTAGGAGGACTCTGGAGAACCATACAGGTGGATGTACTGCAACCAATTGGAAATCAATTAATTCCGTATGTTACGAAAGGAATCAGTGTTATACAGAAATTTACGGACAAATGGAATAAACTGGGGCCGACTACTCAGAAGACAGTCGTGAAATTTGCGACAGTGGCAGCGTCAGTAGGACCTGTTTTAATGGGGTTTGGAAAAATTTCTACCGGAATAAGCACGGTGATCTCGAACTTTGGAAAAGTAGGTGGTGCAATCACGAGACTGACAGGTGCTTCGGGATTCTCGGGAATTGCAAAGATTATGACCGGCCCATTTGGAATTGCGGCAGCGGCAGTAGCAGCAGCAGCAATTCTGATTTATAAAAACTGGGACAGAATTGCACCGATCTTGCAGAAAATTGGACAAAGATTTGCGGATTTTTGGAAAACAGTACAGCCGCAGCTGGAACCGTTTATTAACCTCGTAAAAGAAGTAGCATCTTACCTGAAAGAGACGTTGGAACCTGCGTTCAAAATAGTGTGGAAAGCAGCAGGTGATTACGTTGTTAAATTCTTTGATAATGTAAGTGTCATAATCGATGGAGCGCTTGGAGTGTTTGAGGGAATTATCACGTTTTTGACAGGCGTGTTCCAGGGAAACTGGGAGAAGGCATGGAATGGAATTGTTCAGGCGGTAGGTAGCATTTTCGGAACCCTGGAATCGCTTGTAAAGACACCGCTTAATGCGGTAATCAACCTTGTGAATAAAGCAATTGGAGCGATTAATAAAATAAGTGTTGATCTCCCCAGCGCTGTTGGTGGAGGACATATCGGATTCAATATCCCAACAATTCCGACTTTGGCGAAAGGTACTGATTACTGGCAGGGCGGAATCGTGCAGATCAGCGAAAAGGGTGGAGAAATTGTTGATCTTCCATCCGGAAGTAGAGTATATCCACACGATGAATCTGTGCGGATAGCACGCCAGGATGGAAGGAAGAACTATTCTATTGCAATTGCAAAACTGGCAGATAGCATCGTGGTGAGAGAAGAAACGGATATTGATAAGATCGCCGAGGCGATTGTAAAGAGGATTGAACAGGCAATTGATAATATGCCGCAGACAGCATAGGAGGAGATATGGAATACTGGTTAAAGAATAAAGACAAATCAATACAACTTCCTATAAGACCGGCATCATTCAACGTGACCTTTGAAAATACACATCAGACTGTTAATGTGCAAACAAGAGGGGATGTAACAATACTTGGGAAAAAAGGACTTAAAGCGTATACGATTGAGTCTTTTTTTCCGGCACAGGACTACCCTTTTGCAGACTATGCAAAAGACAGAAATCCTTGGGAGTATGTAAAAGAAATCCTCGGATGGCAGGAAACCCCTATTCAATTCATTATTACAAAAACAAAGATTAATAAAAATGTAATAATAACATCTTTTCAGTTCGGGGAAGACGACGGAACGGGCGATATAACATATTCAATCACTATGAAAGATTATCGTCCGCCAAAATATACGAAACCGTTGAAGGCGGTCCTGGAACCTGTAAAAACGGAGAAAAAGAAGCCGGAAAAGGAGAACAGCCGCTCAGACAACAAACCAAAGAAAAAAATTCATACAGTAAAAGGAAATGACACCCTCAGGAGTATCGCAAAAAAATATTACGGTTCAGGATCCTATGCGAACAAAATCTACAATGCAAACAAGACTGTCATAGAAAAAGCCGCAAAAAAGCATGGACGTGTAAGCAGCGCACATAATGGTGTAAATGGCTGGTATATATATGACGGGACAAAGCTGGTGATACCATGAAAATAATGTGGAATGATGCGAAAATAACCGGTTATGTAACGAGCGTGACTTGGGCTGGGAGTGCTAAACAGGCAGCCAGAACAGTCGTGTTTAGTGTTGCATACAGCCCGAATGATAAGAATGTCAAGACTCTTGGCATAAAATTAGGAGACAAAATTGTATTCTACCCAGGATATCCGGATGATAAAAAAACGAAATTTGTCGGAATTATTACCCAAAGAGAAAGAAAATCTGAAATGGGTGAGCTGCAGTATACAGCAACTGACGGCATGATGCATCTCTTACGATCTAGCGGTACATACCGTTTTGCAAACAAAACCCCTGAAAAAATCGCACAGATGGTCTGCAGAGACGTAAAAGTAAAGACCGGATCCATTGCAAAAACTAAGATGCCTATTGCGAAAATATTCTTTCAGGAACGCCCGTATTATGAAATTATCATGGCTGCATACACAAAAGCATACCGAAAAAACAAGAAAAAATACATCGCACAAATGAACGGAGATAAGCTGGAAGTCATACAGAAAGGGAAAGTTATCCCCAATTTCCACATACGGCAGGGGGAAAGAATTACAGAGTCCTCATATACAGAAGATTTAGACAGCATGGTAAATCGCGTATATATTTATGACTCAAACAATAATAAAATTGGAAGTGTGAGTAACTCAAACTGGATAAAGAAATACGGCATATTTCAAAATGCGATATCCGTAGATAGCGGAAACGGGAAAACAGAAGCTAAGGCAGAACTGCAAGGCATAAATAAAACCGCAAATTTGACTATGATTGGGGACTACAGATGTATTTCTGGATTAGGTGTGATTATAGAGGACTCCAGGACCGGACTGAAGGGAAAATTTTGGATAGAAAATGACAGCCATGAATGGAACGGTGGAGTTTATACGACAACTTTGGAACTTGCGTTCAAAAACGTGATGGATATTCAGGAGGAAGACGAGGAACAGATTGCGAATTCTGCAGGCGGCAGCAGTGCAACGACCAGCAATGCACTGGATGATGTACTGAATCAGGCACGAGCGTGGATCGGAATATCAGGAAGTACGAATGAAGCCACACAATACTACGGGTACAATGGAGTTGCATGGTGCTGCATCTTCCAGTGGTCAATATTTAATAAATCTGGACATGGAGACCTGTTTATGGGTGGAGGAAAGACTGCAAGCTGTTCTGAGGTGACACAATGGTACCAGGCAAGGGGGAAATTTGGAACAACGCCAAAAACTGGTGCACTGGTAGTGTACGGACCGGGTGGAGGAAGCCATATAGGTTTGGTGGAAAGTGTTTCCGGATCGGGAATCAACGATTATGTGTCTATTGAGGGAAATACAAGCGGTGCAACAGGCGGACTTGCAGCACGAAAGCAGTATGGAAACCGAAGAAGTGACGTATACGGATTTTGCTACATTGACTATCCTGTTACAACAATGTCAGTTGGAAGCGGTGCGACTATATCTGGTACGTCCAAACCGGTACCAACGGGACTGCAACAATCCGGCATATGTCCATGGGATTATACGATTTATCCATATTGGTATAGCCGATGGAATGGTGATTCTATGCAAAGAAGGGTTGCAGATATATGGAATGCGAAGGGACGAGCAAGCGATCATGGCATAGCGACTATAGATGGTTATTATCTTGTTGCTGTGGGATCATACTTTGGCTCTTGTGGCGACCTTATAAGTTTTACACTGGAAGGTGGGATAAAACTGAATTGCCTTGTTGCGGATGAAAAGAATGCAGGAGACAGCAGCGGCAGTGTTTATGGACATTGGCAGGACTACCCTGCTTCTGGATGGTCAATCATAGAATTTGAGAGCATGGGTGGAAGCGATTACTCAAACTCGGGAGCGCTGTTAAATGTAAGTCAGTGGCAGGGAAAGAAAGTAACTGCAGCTATTAATGGAGGAAGATATCAAGGCCTATAAATACATATGAACGGTTCGTAGAGCAAATGAGAAAAGCTGGAAGATTCTATAACCCTCCGATTCCTCAGCTTGGAGTTATGATGGAGTCGGGAAAGGTCAGAATAGACACGATGACCTTAAAGAAAGAAGATTATCTAATAGATTGCAATTTGCGCTTGGACCCGAACAAAAAAATATTCCTGCATGCTTCAAAACCTGAATCGGCAGAATATATGACAGACTCCGACCATAATGCCACTATGGAAGAATATAGAAAAAACATCTTAAAAGAAGGAGATATCGTTCTTCTCTTGAAACTACATAAACATGAGAAATACATTTTAATTGCAAAGGTGGTGGAAGCAGAATGATGTCTCCTTTTGAAGAAACTGAAGAAGAAACTCAGGAAGAAAATTTATATATTCCCCGGGAATATGGAATTAATTTTGAAACAGGGCAACTTTCCGGAAAGATGGTCGAAGGGTACGAAGCACTTCTTGTGTGGGCATGGCTGGCGTTAAGAACGCCACGCTATCGGTATTATATCTACTCGGAAGATTATGGACAGGAATATGAGAATCTTGTAGGAAAGAGTTATTCTGAAGAACTGACAGATTCCGAACTGGAGAGGATGACGGAAGAATGTCTGACAGAAAATCCGTATATAACCGGAATTGAGAATTTTTCATGCGTAAAACAGGATGAAAAGATTACGCTGACGTTCAGACTTATAACAGAACTCGGAGACGGGGAGGTGAACACAGATGTTTGAAGAAATGACTTATGAAACAATAATGCGCTCAATGATGGAAGATATGCCGGATGATATCGACACATCGGAAGGCAGTCTGATATTTAATGCATGTGCAAAACAGGCGGTAAGACTTGAGGAAGCTTATTTGATACTTTCAGGAATTGAGAAAAACATGTACGCGGACACTGCGGATCTGGAACACCTTATCAGGAATGGAAATGACAGGGGGTGCTACATCAATCAAGCGACATATTCAGAGATTACTGCTCAATTTAATTGCGAGGTGCCATTAGGATCGAGGTGGAATCTTGATGAATATAACTACACTGTTTTTAATGTGATAAATGATGCGGAACATATATACAGACTTGGATGCGACGAACCAGGAGCAGAACCAAACCATATTACAGGAGAACTTGACCCTATTGAATACGTGGAGAATTTTGAATGGGGTAGAAGCATCAAGTGCATTCTGGAAGGCACTGATCAGGAAGAGACAGAAAGCTATCGCGCAAGACTGTTGGCAACTTATAATTACCGAGGATTCGCCGGAAACCGAGAATATTATAAAAGCCGTGTTAAAGAACTAAGAGGTGTCTATGGATGCAAGCTGGAACGGGTGAAAACGCCATCTGACAGAATTGCGATAACTATTATTGGACAGGACTATAGAATGCCTCCACAAGATGTTATTACTGCAACACAGACGGCAGTGGACCCGATTGTAAACAGTGGAGAAGGAGAAGGATTTGCACCCATCGGACACAGGGTGTCCATTACTGGAGTAAAAGAAACAACCGTAAATATCACAACAACTATAACATGCGAATCCGGATACACTACAGAAGCTTTGACGAGCTATATTAATCAGGCTGTTGATGAATATCTGCTTAGTCTTCGAAAAGAATGGGAAGAAAACGACACGATTATTGTACGTATTTTGCAGATAGAAGCTGCGATTGTAAAGATTAAAGGAATAATAGATGTCACAGGAACACTGATTAATGGGACAGATGACAATCTGCAGATAACAGATAAATCAGTCCCGGTAAAAGGGGAGATTACATGCACATAAAAGTGGAATATCCGGAAGCTGTAATAAATATCCGGGAAATAAAAGCGTGCATCGACGCAGGAGACACTATTGGTGAAATTCTTGAAAGACATTTGGAAGAAATAGATCAGGATATCGCGATTAAGACATCTGCAGAGTCAGGCATACAGCACAGAGAAAAGATTCTTGGAATCCAGCCTCTTGATACGGCGAGTCTGGAAGACCGGAGACTGGAAGTTCTTTTGAGGTGGTGGTCCAGCCCTGTATATACAGAAACAACGCTGCGCCAGAAACTGGACGCAGTACTCGGAAGAGAAAACTATATACTTGACATTGAACTGGATAAAAAACAGGTATCATGCCAGGTTGAGGTGACGAGAAAGTATATGATTAAGGGAGTAGAAGATCTGTTTGAACAGATGGTTCCGCTCGATTATTTACTAGAAATAATTCTTAGATACAATCAATACAAAAAATATAAACCTTATACATATAAGCAACTAAAAGATAAGACATATTACCAGCTGCGGAACGAGGAGGTAACATTTGCAGAAAACAACTAATTATGGATTCCCAAAACCGGAGGATGATGATTTCTTCAACGTGAAAGATTTCGCAGACATGATGGACAAGGTCGATGAAACTCTTGCAAAAGTAGAAAATGCTGGAGGAATTTATGTCGGAGGGACAAATCTTTCGACGGAAGCTACGATTAACGATGAAGAAGCAGAATACCCTGTTCTGAGCAAAAATGCAAACTCTATATCAGAAATAACGTTGTTCTCAAAAAGTCTTGCACTGAAAATAGGAACATATTCAGTTATGATTCGTATGAAGGTTTCGGATATATCGAAAACGGATTCTGTTATATCTGTAAAAATCAGAAAAGGATCATCTGTCGGAGAGATCATTAAAGAAATCCGCATTTCACCAAACATGTTTGATGCAAACAATAAATATAAGATTTTGGGAACTATTGTAGATTTCGGAGAAGTAAAAAAAGGTACGAAAATGTACATTGAAGCGTCGATCATGAAGACGACAATAATGGAAACAGTAACAATTGACTATATGCTCGTGAACCCGGCTTACACGTCAGTGTCAGCAGTATAGGAGAAAAAAAGGATTATAACAGCTGAATCTTTGAAACGAATCAAAGAAAAAGTAAGAAAAACAATGATGAGCAGAACAGCAGAACAAATGGGAGGATCACTGAAGAAATATGCATCACAGGAATATGATTTTAGTATCATGCCGCAGAATGGAAAACAGATCTCAGATGAGCATATTCAAAAAATCGTTGATCCGCTTTTAGAAATCAACGATTTCCTGCAAGATAACAGCCTGAAAAAAGAAAGAACTGCGCTTGAAATGACCTTGGAAAAAGCAGAAAACTTCGCGGACAAAATGCTAAACATACAGAAAGATGCAAAGGTATCGGGGTGCAGAGGGAATTGCACAGGTCTATGCGAACTGGCCTGTGCATCTACCTGCATGGGGTGCACTTCGTGCTCTGGAAACTGCAGCACCACATGCGGAAAGCAGTGCTCAGATGGCTGTTCGGGTGGCTGTGGCGGCTGCACAGGCGGCTGTTCGAGCGGCTGCACACATACATGCGGTGCAGGATGCACTACATCAATAAAAGCTTAAAAGGAGGAAAACGAAAGGGCTTGTACATCTAGTTGCGGAACTCAGTGCGCGACAAGTTGCCAGAACACAACGAAAGGAAATTGCGGAAGCTCATGCGGAACCGCATGCTCGACTAGTTGCAAAACTGGATGCAGTGGAAATTGCGACAGGCAATGCAATAGAGCATGCGAGGATGAATGTACGGGTTGCCAGGCGACATGCGCAGATGATTGCGAAGCTGGCTGCAAAACGGATTGTTTCCAGACCTGCACGACAAATTGCGCACAGACTTGCGCGGACTGCACAAACGGATGCGGAGGCAACTGTTCTGCGACATGCGCAGATGACTGTTCGGGCAGCTGCAAAAATAGTTGCACTGGATGTGGTTATAGTTGTTCATACGATTGCTCAGGATGCTCCGGAACATGTTCGGGGTACTGTACTGGATGCGACAACAGATGCACAGCATCATGTTCGACATCATGCACCGGATGCTCTGGTTGCAGTTCGTGCGGAAGTTCATGCGGATCCGAATGCACATCTTCATGCATGGGAGGATGCGCAGAATCGTGCTCAAATAGCTGTTCTACGATTTGCGGAGGATGCAGTACTTCATGCTCGTCAAATTGTTCTACTAATTGCGGAAATACATGCAAAGATACATGCTATGGGCAAGTTTCATCTACAGTAAAATGACCGACTTGGTCATTTTTGAAAAACAGGAGGAAGAAAAATGAAGTTAGTTTTAAAAAATAAACAGGAAATAGAAATAGCAGGAATGAACAATTCATTCTCGTTTGAAAAATTTAAAGATGGAAAAGGAAATGAATTAAATTACAACAGCCTTATCACCATGTATGTGGGAGAAAATGAAACTTTTGAATCAGTCAAGAAAAAATTATCAGACGGAAACGACTCGGAATTCACATTAAGCGTTGGAAAAACAAAAAGGGACTTCCCGGGATGGAAAGTAGACGTAATCACAGAGGATCTGTCAGACAGAGGAAGCGTGATCACAATAAAACTTGGAACAATCTAAGGAAGGGGAAAACTATGAGAAAGATAATTGTAGAAATCGAAAGAGAAAAAGCAGAATACATTGAAAGATTGAACTTTGAGCTGGGATTTGCAAAAGATGTTATCCAGAGAATTATTGAATCACATCCGAATGATCCGGATATTATTAATTCTGATGCATTCAAAGCATATCAAAAAAAAGGAGCAGAACTGGAAGCGGAGTACAAACTGGCAGTTCAGGAAATTGAAAAGTTGTATATACCGGAAACAATAAAGAAGCACAAATATAATTGGATGCTTCCAAACAATTCGACGAAACTTGAGATCAACATAATGTGCAATTGTGAAATTGAAGGTGTTGAAAATGAAAAGAACTGAGCAGTATACGGAGCAATTAAGCAGATTATATCCGGAACTTCATCAGGCGAATGAAAAAGAAAAAATCTTAACGCAAACAGTCACATTTCAGGTGACTGATGACTGCAATCTGGCGTGCACATACTGCTATCAGATTAAAAAAGGAAAACGCAAAATGAGCCTTGAAACAGCAAAAAAAATGTTAGACATGCTGTTAACTGGAGAAAAAGGAATGAAAGAATATATCAATCCTCAAAAATCCCCAGGACTGATTATTGACTTCATTGGCGGTGAACCATTGCTAGAAGCAAAATTAATAGATCAGATATGCTCATATGCAATTGACAGAATGATAGAACTTAATCATCCGTGGCTTGATAAAACGATGTTCTCTATATGCTCAAACGGAACGCTATATCATGATCCGGAAGTCGGAAGAGTGCTAAACAAATGGAAAAACAGATTGTCTTTCTCAGTTACAGTTGATGGAAACAAAGAATTACACGATTCTTGCCGCATATTCCCGGATGGAAGTCCATCATATGACTTGGCAGTATCTGCTGCAAAAGATTGGATGAATAAAGGAAATTACATGGGTTCAAAGATCACTATCGCGCCGGCCAATGTCATGCATACATACGATGCGATTGTCCATATGTTTGAACTGGGATATTGCGAAATAAATGCGAACTGCGTATATGAGGATGGATGGAAACCAATTCACGCCACCGTACTATATAACGAAATGAAGCGTCTCGCGGATTACATTCTGGAAAATAATATGGATTTCGAAAATGATTATTATTGTTCGCTGTTTGAAGAGGAGTTCTTCCATCCGAAGCTCTCGTCGGATCTGGAGAACTGGTGCGGCGGAAATGGAGTGATGTTGGCCGTAGATCCGGCAGGCATTATATATCCGTGTTTGCGCTACATGGAAAGCTCTCTGGGAAATCAACAGGAACCTTATTCAATCGGAGACGTAGATCATGGAATCTGCCAGACGGAATGCGACAGATGCCGCGTAGAGCGTTTGAAAAAAATTGACAGGAGAACACAGAGCACAGACGAGTGTTTTAACTGCCCTATTGCAGAGGGCTGTAGCTGGTGCACTGCATACAATTACCAGATTTTCGGCACACCGGACGCCAGGGCAACATATATTTGCATTATGCATAAAGCAAGAGCGCTGGCAAATGCCTATTTCTGGAATAGATATTACAAAAAAAATAAAATCAATAAAAGAATGAAACTATACATCCCGAAAGAATGGGCATTGAATATTATCACGGAAAAAGAATGGAATTTGCTAAAGAGGGAGGCAGAAGAGGGATAACATCATAACAGCAACATTTAACGATTACACATATGCGAGAACAACATCCCTCTGGCAGTATGACTATGGCCAGATGCTGCAGATAGAAGGAATTGCTCTTCCTGCAACATTTGAAGTCCACTTTTCTGATCAGGACCAGGAAGGAGAATCTCTGATTCAGATCGGAGCCGTACAAGATAAAGCTGCACAGGTACAGATTCCTGACAGCTTCCTCCGGAAGAGCGCAGGAGGCAATTACAGTATCTATGCATTCATCTATCTTACAGATACTGAATCTGGAGAAACAAAATACAAGATTACAATCCCGGTCCGGGCAAGACCAAAGCCAAACACAGATCTTGTAGATGCACCGGAGGAAAAGAAATTCTTCCGGGAGACAATCGAAGAAGTAAACAATGCTGCTGATCGGGCAGAGAAAGCCAGCCAGGAAGCAAAAGATTCTGTAGAAGAGGTTTCAGAGAAAAGCGAACAGGCAAAGAAAGAGATAGACGATTATGTGAAAGAAAAACATGAAAGTCTGAAAGGTGATACAGGAAATGTTTTCTTTGCAGCATTCAAAGTTGTGCATGGCCGTCTGAGGATGTATTCAGACCCAACCATTGATAAGGTAAAATTCAAACGAATTGGATCACGTTTGAAATACCGCCTGAAAATCTAAGGAGATGGAAATGACGAATAATACAGAAAACAATTATACAGAAACAGATTTAGGAAATATCTCTTTAAATCCGAGAGGAGAATATGATCCTTCGGCTGTATACGAATATCTTGACACAGTTTCCTATCAGGGCGGCTCATACTTCTGCCTGGCAGAGCTGGAGACAACGATCACCGGAATCGCACCGGATCCGGGACATAATTCAGAACATTGGCAGATGATAGCCCTTCCTGGCGGTATGACACAAGAATATATCACTGCTCATGATGATGTGATCAACAAAGCGAATCAGGTAGAAACATCCAGAGCGGCAGTAGAACTGGCACAGCAGGAAGTAGAAGCCGCTCAGACTGATATGCAGCAGCTACATTCCGATACCGTACAGGCGGCGCAGGAAGCCGAGAATAGCAAAGATAGCGCTGCAAATTATGCTCAGAGCGCAGAGCAATCCAGAAATGCAGCATCAGAGTCCGAACAGAATGTCAATGCACAAATAACAAAGGTAGAAACCGACGTTAAAAAAGTTGCAAATGATAGACTTGCTGTAGAAGCAGCTGCCAAAAATGTTTCAGATAATACGCAGAGCGTTGTTAGCAACGCAAAAAATGCAAAGACTGCTGCCGAAAATGCGGCTCAATTCGCAAAAAGCGTAGAGGATGCATCAAAGCAGATCGAGCAGAATAAGGAAGATCTAAATAACATATTATCGCCAAATCTTTTTAATCCGAAAGACGCAAAAGAAAATACTGCTATTAATCAGGACGATGGTACGGAGATGTCTTTTGATGGCTGGCTTGCAACTGGATATATCCCCGTGTCTAAAAATGATGTCCTGTATTTTAGTTCAAATGAAGAGCCAATTCCATATTCTACAGGTGCGTTTTATGATAAAAACAAGCAACGTGTGGATTCGTTTGGCAATCCTAATAATAATAATAATATAACCGTCACATCTGATGGCTATGCAAGATTTTCTTTTGGTACCGCACCAATGAATCTACAGATTGAAAAAGGTTCAAGAACCACATATGTTCCATATGGCGAGCTTAAAGTCAAAGTTGAAGTGGATAATGTAAAGGAAGATATTGCTAATACAAAAGCTGAAGTGACCGGAATTAAAGCCGAAGTTGTAAAAATACAGGAAGACCATACAAACCTTTTCAACAAGGATACAGTAATCAAAGGTGCTGTGTTATCAGAGAATGGTTATTTAGAAACTAGCTTTTCTTCATGGGATTCCAGTGATTACATTCCTATAAAGCCAGGAATGATTCTCTATTTTAGTAGCAACGAGCTTCCTATTGGTGTGGCAAGCACGGGCGCATATTTTGATGCAGATAAAAAATATTTGTCTGGCATAAACAATGAACCTACCGTATTAACAGTTCCAAACGGCGCATATTATTTGAGATTCTCTAAAAATGGAGGATTAGGAGATACTTTAAACACATTAAAAATCGAGCAACATGGTATCACAAAATTCACTCCATATGGAGAACTTTATGTTACGGTGAACGAATCGGCATTACCAAACTCGATTCTTCCAAAATGGAAAGGATTAAAGATTCTTACACTTGGTGACAGCATCACCGCTATGGGTGGTGTAAACGGATGGACGCATTGGATTAAACAGTATCTCCTTGCTGATAAGGTTGTGAATGTATCTGTTGCGGGTTCTACATGGCAAGATAAAGTCGCTAGTCAAACCTATGACGGAAATCCACAACCATCTACGGATGGCAATGTAATGGGTAATCAAGTGCAAAAAGTTCTGAATGCAAAAGCAAACGGAGATGCAGATTACCAAGATTTTGACGTGATTACATTCTCGTTCGGTACGAACGATTCTGTTGATTTTTCTGTGCAGACAAAAGAAAGCGTGGAGAACCAGTTCATTACGAATTACGCTCAGAACAATTTTACGGTTGTGCCTATTGATAGCGTGAATCGCCAGACATTGGCAGGTGCTATGCGCTATGGATTCCAGAAGTTGCACGAAGCGTATCCGAATGCAGTGATTTTCATGTGTACGCCAACGCAAGAGTGCTATGAAACTTTTGATAGCATCTATCAGAAAGGCGATTTCATCAATTTCGTTGCAGACAGACTTGGGGCAGAAACCATTGATACTCGCAGATGCGGAATCAGAAATATTTATGAGAGTCAAACAACAATTGATTATGACCATCCAGAACAATCTGGTGCAGCACCAATTCAAACAGATTTGCTTGACGGGATTCACACAAATGAAAATGGGGCAAAGAAGATAGCAAAATACAATGCTAGAGAAATCATGAAATATTTTATGATTAATTAACTAAAGAGGGCTACAAATAGTTAATTATGTATACTGCAACCTACCAGTAGGTCTTGCTTGAAGAGAGGATTAATACCCTCTCTCCGTAAGCCACTGATCCAGAGCTTTTCGTACAACCCAAGACATTGAACGCTCTTCGTGCTGGCAATATTTTTGCAGACGGTCAAGGCCTTTCGGCTCAAACGAAATGTTCTGCTTGACGCATTTTTCAGCGTCAGATTTCTTAGGGAAAGCCATGATTTACACCTCCTGTAACTGCATTGTACTACTTGACATTAGTAGGTTGCAAGTTACAGTTTGGGGTTGTAGTTTGTAAGACTTTTCGTAGAGGGCAAGAATACATAATTATACGTTTCATTACCACCAAAATCACATAAGAAGAAAGGGAGTCGTTACACTCCCTTATCCTCTAGCCACATGTCCAGAGCCTTTAAAATCCACATTAAAAACGGAGAAGCGCTTGAAGATATTACGGCAGATTTCCCAGCTCCGACAACAGATGTTCTGGAATCAATCCGAGAAGCACTGAATTTAGAATAGATTACATATATCAATAATTGAATGGTACTTGTTGATGTGGTATAATTCTTTTATCAGCTTATGAAGGAGGATATACGAATGAATAACGAGGAAATTCAAAAAATCAGTCAAGATGCAAAAATAATATTGAATAAATTTATTGCTGAAGCACATAATGAAATTGGTGATTTTACTGAAGTGACACCACAATCGTTAAAGATGCCAGAGAGCACTTTTTATACAGCTTTGAAAGAACTTGAAAAAGCGGGATATATAAAAAACATTCAATGGGGAATTGATGGAGGATGCTTATACGATGACATTGAAATAGAAACATCTAAATTTAAATTGTATAATAAATAGCTATAAAAATACCAGCCGATATCATATGGCTGGTATTTTTATAGCTGAAAAGCAGGTGAAATGTGAAGAAAATCAGAGCGGAGCCGAGAGGCTTCTTTTATTTTATTCAAAATTGCGCCGGCGCAATTGCTGGAGAAAGAGTGAAACAGTGAAAGAAATACTCATGCAGACATATACTATTGTATTACCAGTTCTTTTAGGCTATATTGTTTGGCTTCTGAAGAATCAGAAAAAGGACCGGGATGCCAATAGTAAAGGAACCATGCTCTTACTGTGGGTACAGATGATAGAGTATCATACCAAATATACAAAACTGGGAGATATCCCATCATATGCATACCAGAACTTCTGCGAAATGTACGATGCGTACCACGCATTAGGCGGAAATGGCATGGTAACTAAAATGAAGCGGGAAATTGATGAATTGCATATCAAGCAAAAAGGAGAATGATTATGGAACAGATTACAAATTATGTAAAACCGGAACTCATCGTAGTAGCTATTGCTTTATATTTTGTAGGAATGGCACTCAAACAGGCACAGGCAGTAAAGGATAAGTACATCCCGCTTATCCTTGGCGGAATCAGCATTGCAATCTGCGCGATCTATGTGTTTGCCACCTGCACTTGCGGTACCGGACAGGATATTGCGATGGCGATCTTTACAGCGATTACACAGGGAATTCTGATTGCTGGTCTTTCTACATATGTGAACCAGATCATCAAACAGACAAATAAAGACGAATGATTCAGGGGATGAGAAATCACCCCTTTTGGAGGAAATGCTTATGGATAAGCAAAATATAACCGTTCTGAGAAAGATTCTGTACGCAGTGGAATCCGGAGATCAGGTCTATGGTAGACAGGATTATTCCTGCTTTGTCGGAGCAGGGGCAAATTGCGACAATGAGATTGCAATTACCATCGGGGCAGGCCAGTGGTATGCAGGAGAAGCAAAAGAACTTCTGTACCGAATCCAGAGAGCTAATCCGAAGCTGTTTAAGGATATGGACAATGCAGGCTTGGAAAAAGACCTTCTGATGAAGAACTGGGATACATACGCCGTAACAGCGGAATCTACGAAAGGTCAGTGCATTATCAGCATCATCAGCACGGATCTCGGAAAAAAATGCCAGGACGAGTACATGGAAGACCAGATACGAGCTTATATTCCGATCATTGAAAAAGCATATGGAACCATGCCAGACGCTGCGATGATGGAGTGTATCAATATTCTGCACCAGGGCGGCTTTGATGTATTGAAAAGAATCCTATCTAAGACTCCGGAACCGTACACCGCAGACAAGATTTACACAACACTGTGCCAGGATCCTGAAGACCCGACTCCGAATCAGGTAGGAGATTACACAGACAGGCAGAAAGCTGTCATAAACATGATCCATACATATGCTGATAGTACAGAGAAAGAAGGTGTTGCAATGACAAAGACAGAAAAAGCAATAAGACAGATGGAGACATGGGCGAAAGATGATTCCCATGGTTACGATCAGGACTACCGCTGGGGAGAAAAGGGGGATTACGACTGTTCCTCGGCTGTGATCCAGGCATGGCAGAATGCCGGAGTTCCGGTTAAGTCTGGTGGTGCTACATACACCGGAGATATGAAAAATGTGTTTCTGAAGAACGGATTCAAAGATATCACCGCTTCTGTCAACAGAGGAACCGGAACAGGGTTAAAGCGTGGTGACGTGCTGTTGAACGAAGCTCACCATGTTGCAATGTATTGTGGAGCTGGCAAAGAGGTAGAAGCATCCATCAATGAGAAAGGCACCGCACATGGCGGACAGCCGGGAGATCAGACCGGAAAAGAATTTTTGATCCGCAGCTATAGAAATTACCCATGGAATTGCATCTTGCGCTATGCAGGAGATCAGACTGTCACATCTGATGTAGAGAAGAAACAGAACACAGTAGCCTATGTAGCCAGATTCACAAAAGACTGCAAATGTTACAGTGCAGCTGGCAAGACTCGGGCGAAAATGTTCCCAGTGATTAAAAAGAATGCGGTTGTAGATGTGATGAAATACACCGAAACCGTAAAGGGCAAGAAGTGGTACTTCATCCGGATCCCGCATCCAACAGAAGGATTCGTATTTGAATTTGTTCCAGCAGGGTATTTCAAAAAGCTTGTTTAATCTATATAATATAAAAAAGAACCACAGGATTTTACTCCTCTGGCTCAACAAGATATTGTATCATTTTTCGGTATTTTTATATTATAGGGTATTGCTATCCGGGCCACCGTACTGGCTCATGATATACTGTGCAATTTTGGCATTGGGTTGTGTGA